GTCGCCCGGCTCGCGAAGGCCGCCTCCTGATCGGTCGGATCGTGATTCTTCAGGGGCCGGGGCTGGCAGGGATGCCGGCCCCGGCCTTCTGTCCATCCGGAGGGAACGATGGCGAAGCCCGACACGATCCGCGTCCTCCAGTGGCCCTCCGTCGAGCCGGTCTCGCTGACCGACGCGAAGGCACAGTGCGGCATGCTCGCGGACGTGACGGAGTTCGACCGGTTCCTCCTGGACAAGATCGCCGCGGCCCGCCGGCTGGTCGAAAGCCGGCTCTCCGTGACGCTCGTCGCGACCCAGTACCGCGCGACCTGGCAGGCCGGCGGTAGCGTGCTGCACCTGCCGGCCCCGCCCGTGCTGATCTCGGCGTCGCACCCGATCACGGTCACGGTCGCCGGCGTCGCCCTGGCGGCCGCCGATTACGAGGTCGACCAGGACGCGTTCCCGGCCACGCTGACGCTCGACACGGCCACGAACGAGAAGGTCGTCGTCACCTACTGGGCCGGGGCGGCCGCGGGCTCGCAGATCGAGCCGATGATCCGATCCGCGATCCTAGCGTTCGTGAACCACCAGTTCGAGAACCGCGGCGTCCTGAACACCGAGGGCGGCGGCGAGTTGCCCCACGCGTTCGAGACCCTGCTGGCGGCCTCCTCGTGGAACGGGGGCTGGTGATGCGGCCGTCCGGACGCTACCGCGAGGTCTTCATCCTGGAGCGGCCCGTCCGCTCGCGGAACGTCGCCGGCGGCACGGTCGAGACCTGGGAGACCGTCGCGAAGATCCTCGGCTCCTACGAGGCCACGACCTACTCCGAACAGGCCCGCCGCGGCCAGGTCGGCGGCGGCATCACGGCGACGGTCTACACGCGGTACAGGGACGATGTCGCCGGCGACATGCGGCTCCGGTGGCCGAGCCGCGGCGACCGGCTCCTCTACGTCTCCGCGGTCGTCGAGGTCCCGGGCGGCGACGACCTCGAGCTGACGGTCGAGGAGCAGCGGACATGATCGTCCTCGACACTGGACAGGTCAACGCGGAAATAGCGGCCCTGATGGCTCGGTTCGAGGCCCTTCCGAATCACATCGCGCGAAAGCATGCGGCCGCGGCAGTGAAGCGCGTAATGAAAGGTATGGTTCCGATCCTCAAGAAGAACACACCAAAGCGAGGCAAGCGGCTTGTTTTCAACAATCGGAGGCCTGGCGGGGAGTATGGGGTCACGAAGATAAAAGGCGGCAGCCTGCGGGCATCTGTCGCGATGAGTTCGACATACATCCGCGCGAAGGGCGGAGGGTCCACGGTAACAGGTGTTGTCGGATACCGATCGGATGCGAAGGACCCGTACAACGGAGTCTCGCAGAGCCGGAAAGCGATCTGGCTGGAGTTCGGCACCGAGAACGCGTTCGCCCGCGGGATGGTCGCGATGACGCTGCGACAGGTCGGACCAGTGTCGGCCGCGAAGTTGGCAGCGGAGATGTCCGTGGCTCTCGACAAGGCCGCGAAAGAACTCGCGTCCAAGATGAACCCAGGCACGTCCCGCCGCGGCTCCGCCGCCGGCATCGCACCACAGTAGGAACACCATGCCCACGCCCCACGTCTGGCTCAAGGAAGCGATCGAGGCCGCCACGTCTTGCACGGCCTGGCCGGTCGGCATGACCGGCACGCAAAACCCGCCCTTTGTGATCTACGCCCGCGAGGGCACGACCCGCGAGCTGACGCTCGACGACGCCCTCGACGACGAGCCGCTCCCGGCCCTGGTGCCCCCGACGGCCCGGTTCCTCGTGGCGGTCTACGCCGACGACTACGTCGCCGCCTGGGGCTTCGCGAACCAGATCACCGCGGCGATCGACCGGTTCCGCGGCACGGCCCACGGGACGACGGTCGATCACTGCCTGGTCCTCGACGAGCGGGACGGCCAGCCGGACTACCTCGAGGGCCGGGAGACCCCGACCTACACGGTCGAGCTCTCGGTCGAGGTCCGCTGGCACGAGTGAGATTCGGCACCCGACCCCGCCCATAAAATCGACCGCACCAGCTCACAGGAGGCTCCGCGATGCCCGACCCGACGTTCGCAACTTCGCACGGCACGACGTTCACGTTCAAGGCGAACGCCTACAAGTGCATCGACATCAGTCGCGAGCAGTCGGCCCCGTCCCGGGAGCGGGTCGATATGACCACGCTCGACATCGCCCACGGCGGGACGGCCGTGATGGTCCTCGCGCCGATCAAGCCGGCCCGCGATCCGAAGAAGTTCACGATCACCTACCGGACGATGTCGGACTCCGTCGAGATCGTCGAGGGTGACGAGGGCGCTCTCTCCACCACCGGCGGCAGCGGCAACTACCGCGTGACGAGTGCCAGCGTGTCCCGGAAGACCGCGGCCTACGTCGAGGGCTCGGCCACGTTCGAGGAGCTGATCGCCGGCGAGGTGACCGCTGCGGGCCTGACGATCACCTGACGAGGGGTGACGCATGCCCGGGATAGTTTCGTCGCACGGCACGTCGGGGTACCCGACACAGGTCCTGTTCGGCAACGTCGGCATCGGCTACCTGACGGACTTCGATGTCGACTGCCAGGCGGGGCAGGTCTTCGAGGCGACCCACGTCTCGAGCCCCGTGATCGGCCAGGGCTCCGCGGCCCGCGTGCTGAAGGAGTACGACTGCACGTCGATCGAGCCGCCGACGATCTCGCTCCGATTCTGGGGGCCGCCGTCGTTCGCGGCGGTGGACTGCGGGAAGAAGGCATTGATTGAGTTCGACGCGCCGGGAGACTACATCTCGGGCGAGGCGATCCTCGTCTCGTGGAAGCACGCCGGCCGAGCCGGGCAGTGGTCCACCGGCGAGGCCGTTTTCCGTCTCACAGGAGTCCTGGAGTGACGCTCACCTTCGACGAACTGCTCGACCTGGCGGCCCGCGACGGGAAGCCGCTCGAGATCGAGATCCGGTCTCTCGGGAAGAAGGTCTTCATTCGGAACCCGTCGTCGGCGGATGTCGACGAGTGGCGGCTCTGGGCGAACCGCAACCAGGGCACCGGGAAGCCGATGGCGGCGAAGGTCGTTCAGATCATGCTGTGCGACCAGTTCGGCGAGCGGCTCGTCCCGCAGACCGACGAGGCCCTCGCGGCGCTCGCGGACGGGAACCCGAAGGTGATCGACGAGATCGCCCTCCAGTGCATGCCCCTGCTCAAAGAGCCGAGCGAGGACGACCTGGAGAACGAAAAAAAAGACTGAGGGCGAACCCGTGGGAACTGTTCGCCCACCGGCTCGCCCTCGAACTGGGAATAGCAGATGTTGAGCGGCTGAAGCGCGAGATCCCGCGGAGGCAGATGGTCCGGTGGCTGGCGTTCTACCTGATCGAGCCTTGGGGCCAGCCCTGGCTCCGGGCCGGGAGGATGACGAGCCTGATCCGGGCCGGGCTGACGGGCAAGTGGGATCGGCACGACGAAGAGCGGTTCCTGATCACCTACCGGGAAGGCGACGAGCATCGATCGAAAACGCCCCTCACGGACGAGGAGCTCGCGGCGAAGTTGGCGGACCTGCCTGGACTGACACGGAGGAGTAAGCGATGGCGGCAATCGGCAAGGTCTCCGCGGTCTTCACGGCGAACTCGTCGGGGCTCGTCGCCGGGGTGAACCAGGCGTCGGCCGCGATGCGGAAGATGGAGGGAAGCGTCTCGTCGCTGGGCGGCGGCATCCGCGCCCTCGTCGCGATCCAGGGGGCCCAGCTCTTCGGCTCGATCGCAAGCTCGGCCACCGGCTACGTCCGGTCTCTGATCTCCATGGGCCAGGCCCAGGCCGACGTGATCGACTCGCAGTCGAAGCTCGCGGCCCGGCTCGGCATGACCTATGGCGAGTTCGCCGGCCTGTCCCTCGCCGGCGACCTGGCCGGCGTCGGGATGGAGACGATCGCCACGGCCGCCACGAAGGCCGATGTCGCCTTCGTCCGTGCGACGAACGGCTCGGCCACGGCCGCGGCCGCGTTCGGGAGCCTCGGCCTTTCCCTCGAGGAGCTCGGCGGCATGTCGAGTGCCGAGCGGTTCCAGGCGATCGCCCAGGCAATCTCGGCCCTGCCGTCGGAGGCCGAGCGGTCCGCGGCCGCGGTCGCCCTGTTCGGCCGGGCCGGGGCCGAGCTGCTCCCGCTCTTCTCGGGCGGGGCCGAGGGCATCGCCCAGGCCGTCGAACAGGCCGACCGGTTCGGGCTCGCCCTGACGACCGCCCAAGGCCAGGACGTGGAGGCGATGAACGACGCGTTCACGCTCGCGGGGAAGGCGATCGAGGGGATCGTGACCCAGGTCGTCGCGTACCTCGCCCCGGCGGTGCAGGCGGTGGCGGACACGTTCACGTCGTTCGTCGGCTCCATGGGAGGGGCCAACATCGGCCAGGCGATCGGCGACGGGATCCTCGCCGGGGCCCGGTTCCTCGCCGGGATCGGGGACTACCTCATTACCAACTTCGGGAGCGTCTTTTCGTACCTATCGCAGGTCGGCGGCCAGTGGGGCGGCGTAGCAGACTTCTTCAATCGGACGGGAAACTTCCTTTCGGGCGTGTTCAACGCGGCCCAGGCCGGGCTCGGGTTCGTCATTCTCGGGTTTACCGGGGCCGTCGAAGGGCTCGCCACGATCGCCCAGCAGATCGGCAAGTTCCTCGGGTTCGACACATCCACGCTCGACGCGGCCGTGGCCGGGGCGCAGTCCTTTAACCAGGAGATCTCCAACGGGATCACGAAGAACCTCGCCCAGGCCCAATCCGGCTTCGCGGCGGCGTTCGCCGACAACGCGACGCCGGTCGGGGCCGCGATCGCCGGGCCGCTCACGACGGCCCTGGACGCCGCAGTCGCCAAGGCGAACGCCTCGGCCGCGAGCGTGTCGCAGGCGGGGGCCGGGGCCGCAGGCCAAGCGGCAACGGCCGCGGCAACGGTCGCGGCCACGGCCGCCGCGACGGCCGCGGTCGCCGCCACGGTCGAGCGGCAGGCCCTGAAGGGCATCGACTCGCGCTCTTCCGAAGGCGTCGCGGAAATGTTCCGCCTGATGCGAGGCACGGGCGGCAGCGTGTCCGAGGCGCAGCTCGCCGAGCTGAAGAAGATCCGCGAGCGGATCGAAGCACAGGAACAGGCCCTCACGTTCGCGATCCAGGGAGGCTGATATGGCCTGGGTGTCCTACGATCGAGTCCTCCGCGGCACCGGCGTGCAGGGGAAGTACGGCGAGCCGTGGACGGCTACGCGCCGGTGGACGATCCGCGTCGACTCACCGCTGACGACCGAGGCCGAGATCATCGCCGGCGTGACCGCGACGATGGGCATCACGTTCGGCTCGGCCCACCCGGCGTTCGCGGCCCTGAAGGCCATGGAGTTCGACTGCTCGCCCGAGACCGACGACGGGATGCGGTGGGCCCTCACGATCCGCTACTACGTCCCGACGCCCGAGAAGAAGGTCCAGGCCAACGGCCGGCCGGCGGACTACTGGGAGCGGGCCGGCGGCACGACGAGCGTCCCGGTGTTCCGCGACTCCGCGGGGACGATGATCACGAACTCCGCGTTCGAGCCCGTCGAGGGTCTCGAACGGGAACGCGAGGAGTCGGCGTGGACGCTGACGAAGTTCTATACCACCGACGCGGACCTCGAGGCCGACATCACGGGGTACGCCGGCCGCGTGAATAGTGCGACGTGGGCCGGCGGGGCCGCGAAGACCTGGAAGGCCTACTTCAAGGGAGCGAAAAAGACCGAGATCTCCAAGCTCGACGGCGTCGCGGACGGCGGGACGCTCTCGTTCATCGAGGCCCGATGGGAGTTCCGGTATGACCCGGAGACCTGGAAAGCGATGCCGTGGGACGTGGGCTTTATGGAGCTCG